TCCTTCACGTACTTCAATAACGCAGTCGGTGTCATACGTTCGTCTCGGGGGAGTGTCAATTCAACCGCGAGGAAACGATATAACTTTGCATAGTGAATCGCTGAAATACGGTGTCCTTCTGCCCTTTTTGCCCAACCGTAATACGATCCAACCGTGTTCAAAATAGAAACCAATAAAGACGCAGCACCCAACGCAATTGACGCTGTTTGTTGCTGTCCTGCAAACATGGTTGTAGAACCCACACTGATAAAACCCGTCACTGCCGATCCAATCGCAACCGGCAAGTCAATATACGTTTTCTGACGATTATAGATCTGTTCGCATCGTTTGTGAACCCAAGCAAGACCACTTGCCTTCTCTCCAGTCTGAGCAAAATATTCCTCTAGACGAGGCGTCCAATGAACATCCTTTCCAACATCGACACTGTTTGAATCACCCATTCTTATTTTTAAACGCAGAAATACAATATGCTGTGGCCCCCTAAATACTATCGTGGACTCTCTACGCGTCGCAAAGCGGAGCGTCATCGCGAAATCACCCGTAGATCTAAGATGTCGTGGAAAGATCCAAATGCATACAAACCCTTCAAGACAGACAAAGGAACACAGCGTCGCCCCTCATCGTATTCATCACGGTTCCATAAGAAGTATCCAGGTGTCAAGAGCATTCCTGAAATTGCCAAGGCAACCGGTGTATCTGAAGGCACTTTGAGAAAAGTGTATAACCGTGGAATGGCTGCGTGGCGAACAGGTCATCGTCCTGGAGCATCACCTCAGGCGTGGGGAATGGCGCGTGTCCATTCATTTGTGCTTCATGGAAAAACATGGCGGACAGCGGATAAAGATTTATCTCACAGCCAATAACAATGAACTTTGATTATCGAGGAAGCATTGTTTCAACGTCTGTTCCGACGACTGAACTACGCACTATAAAAAAGGTGCTTCACGTAGATTCAGCAGATCGTGATACAGGTATCTACTATACGAATGGTGAATTCGTTGTCTATTTGCCTCGTGTCTATGAGAAAGTTGTGTCTCTACGTCTTATGAGTGCTGAGTTTCCAACACTTGATTTTGCATGGCAGCATTCGTATTCAAATGGAACGAATAGTTCTAGTTCGACATTTTCAAGTGATACATCTCTTCTTCCATCACAAAGTAATGCAACACCTAATTATTTTTTAGTGGATATTGATGGTCTTAATAAGGGTGATGAGACAACGGTTGCGAGTCAGAAATCACAATATACTGATGGATTCTATGCAAAAATCAGCAGTTTAATAACAACTAAGTCAGCATACGTTCCAACATCAACTATTACCTTATCTAACCTTCCTACAGGATCCCTAATTGAATACAATGATCATTCTAGTATGGAGAATGTATCACATTTCAATCCTCCAATTGGAAAACTAGATCGCTTGCGTATTCGCACGCGTCTTCATTCACAACAGGGTAGTCAGGGATTCATTTATTGGTCTCTCTCAAATGCAACAAGTGGAACAGCAATTGCTGCAAATGTAAATACTATTAACTTTGCTCTTACATTCGAGATTGAGTATCTTGACAACGGATTTGATCAGTTCTCAAGTCTTTCAACCCGACTACGTCCTAGCGACCGCGCGTAAGCTCAGGGCGCTTTACCGTCCACGCATAGCCTTTCCAAGCGACACAAAGGTATCAAACGTAAATAGGAAAAACACACCCGTCGCAATATACAGGAGCATATCCTGAGTTGCTGCTGGCGCATATCCTGTTCGGTTCTGTTCAATCAATCTTAAAATTCGGTCTAATTTAGAATCATCACCTCCGCCTCCATTCATTCCAAAGTGTTCACGAACGCGGTCACGAACTGTGAACGCTGGCAATCGTGGATCTAAAGGTGCATCGGGTTTGGGTTTCAAATGTTGAGGCGTGGCATTAAAGGATTCAGTTGTTGGATCGGTGTCTAAGGGTAACGTCTTTGAAACAGATTCAATCAATTCCTTATGTTTGTTTTCCTCTTTCTTCTTAGGCGGTTCTGCCTGTTCTTTTGCTACAGTCAGGGGAACACGTTGACCAAAGGGCGTTCCAAAAGCATCTTCTAAACTTGAGTAGTTCATACTCTCACTTGTTCAAAGAAACACAGAAAAATATGGGGGAACTATAAATGCTCTCTTCACGAAATGAATGGATTGTCGTCGGCGCCATGATTGCCTACCTTGCGTTTGTTCCCAGTCTTCAAATTGTCCGTGATTTGCTTGCTACACCTGTAGGCAAGGCACTTGGACTCGCGGGTATTGTCTATGTCCACAAGTACATCAGTTGCCCTGTGGCACTCTTATTGGTGATTGCATACGTTCGATGTTCACGATCAAGTTGGGAAGGATTCACAACTCCTTCTGCAACGGTTCAACCTACCTGCACATGCCCCGATGGATATGCTTATGATTCAGTTTCTAAGGAATGCAAACCTACTTCTTCCATGTCGGGAAGTGTACCACCTGAACCAAGTGTAGGAAGCACAACTGGAGCAAGTGTGAGCATGCCTCCTCCTAATTCATCGGTGAGCAGTGCTCCTATGACTACCCCAATGCCCACGATGCCACCTGTAGCACCTCCTAGCACTTCTGGAGTTCAACCATCCATGGGAATGTCCTCAACTGTTGGAAGTGTTTAATCTCATAGTGTAACAATGATTGACTACCTAGAAGCGTTGAATACCAATAAGTTTTTCATCGGTATCATGATGATCATCTTGAACATCGGATCTCGTCATTTAGTGGATGAATTCAGTGGAAGTCCAGATGAATATTCTAGAAACCTTCTACTGAGGCGTATTGCCATTTTTGCTGTGTGTTTCATTGCCACTCGTGATATCATTACCTCAACACTACTGACTGCAGGATATATCATTATTGCGATGGGTGTCTCTCGCAAGAACTCTGAAGGAATGGCGAATCAAAAAGTAGATGCAGGTGTATCCAAGGCAGACTGGCCTGCCTATGATCGTAGTGTTCCACCCATGTTTATTTAAAATGGATTCATTTTGTGAACAACATGAACCTCAAGATGGATCTGCATAAACTATTTCTAACACCTCGTCCAGATGGGATGGGACTCTTTGACCTCTTTCTTTCCGAATGCCAAAAATGGTATGAACAACCCGCACACACGTTTACCGAAATGAGAACACGTGATAACAAGAAAATTCGTGGTGATGTCTTTGAAGAGTTCTGTGTTCAATATCTCAAGCATGTTCGCAAACTAACGAATGTTTGGTTGCTCAAAGATGTTCCTGAAGAACTCTTGACAACACTCAGCCTTAAACGCCAGGATGTTGGAATCGATATCGTGGCTGAAAAAGATGGAAAGTATTATGCGATTCAGTGCAAGTATAAGAAGCACGTGAGTTTCAAAAGGAATGTCGTTACGTGGAAACAATTGTCTACCTTCTACGCATTGGTATTGAGAACAGGACCCTGGGCACAGTACATCGTCATGACAAACTGTGACTATTGTCGGCATATGGGAAAGAAGACTTCTAAAGATGTATCCATTTGCTTGAAGACGTTTCAAAAGATTACGTCTGAACAATGGGTTCAAATGTGTGAACTTGAAGGTGAAACTACAGGTGAAAAAGTTAAGATGACTCCTGAAGAATTACGAGCTGCTAGAGTAGCGCGATTTGGTTAGAGTTTTATTACTATGCTGTTTTTTCCTGTAGATCCAGCGTTTTTCTTTGGATTGGATCCGCGAAGTGCTGACGCAGGAACTGCCGCAGGAGGTCCATTGCCTGGTGGAACCACCACAGACTGTTTGATGTTCTTCAAAAGTTCATCAATATTAGGTGGTGAACGCATTTCTTGAGCAGGTGCCGGGGCAGGTGCTGGTGCTGGTGGTGCAACTACCTTAGTCTTTGCTCCGCCTCCAATCTTGACCTGTTTATCTGCTGCGGGTTGTTTAGGAATCATCGATGGAGGTGGTGCGGGTGGCATACCCGATTGCATGAAACTCATTAGACCTGAAAGAGGATTGGTTGCTTGAGGAGGTGGAGGGACATTTGCTGTTGTACGCATTTGTTGAGTCTGGTTCTGCATTGCCGCTGCTGCTAATGAACGAGCAATATCTGGGTTCTGACGCATAATGTCATCAATGTTTGGAATAGGCGCCTTACGAGTCATTTGATTGGTCAAGTGAACCATGTAGATCATCATACACGCACGCATTGGAATCTTGACTAATGGATGCATCTTCAAGTTTTCACCATATTGGTCGTATAACTCTTCAAAGTCATCTTCTAAATCTACCACATTCATTTGAGCAGATTCTGAAAGACCATCTAATTGAAGACCAAACGCTTTGAGTAGAGTGACATGTTTGGAACCGTATTCCAATCCACTCATAGCAGTTACAAACCATTCAGAGAACTGCTTGATGGTTGCATCCATGGACTTTTCACGCTTGATGAACTCTAGTTCCAACTTCATCTCCTCCAAAGGAGAATCCATTGTGAAACGCTTTCTCATCGGAACTCCCATCTTGGACAGACGCTCAAACTTACGAAGAACCTCGTACTTCTCCTTCATCAAAGACTCTTCAGAGACCTTGCGAGGAGTTACCGAAGGAGCATACGGTTCAGCATTAAAGTTCATGGTTCCTCCGAGTTGAATCGGTCCTGTATCCTCAGAAGACGGCACCAACTTTGGAGCAGGGGGTGGGGCGGGAATGTCATCAAATGACAATGTGGGAAGATCCACTGTTTCTAAATTAGCGATACCTGCAGATTGTGGATTCACGAGTAGGTCGATGTCCATGCTTATAAATCACTTGGACGTGCTTCTTAAAGTTAGAACGCGTTAACCTAAAAAATGACCCTTTTACATCCTACACCTCTTCATACCTACTTCAATGTGTAACTCATCTTTCCTTTCCTTGAGATACTCGATGTACATCTCACACCATATGTACTCGTGGTCTTTTGTGCTACGATCAAGTGCTCTCATAAATTCTATTGTGCTTTTCACTTCTCTATCAAGATCCTCTTCATCCATTCTATACACCTGATGCTTCATTTGTAGCATCTTTTCCATCATCTCTTCACTTTTGGCATCTTCATTTTTGACATCTTCTTTTTTCCACTCAATTTTTACATACTCCCAAAGGTCTTTTGATTTCCAAATACGAAGTCTATAGTTAATCTCAGTCTCAGTACGTCTTTTTTTAATGAATCGGTCCATGTTGCTCACTACCACTCATTTTCTTAAAAAAATCAAATCCATTTTGGACGTTTCGGAGGACGGCATTTACTTGGTTTCGTGTTCTAATACCCAAAGACCTTGTAAGAATGAATCTGCTAAATCGTCCTTCTTCGGATGGGAAGCAAAATGCGCCTGATTCGCCACCGGAACTAGAGCGTATGCATGCGCTATGCCTGTCTTTTTGCGGCCTTTATAACTTGCGGTTGAATCTTCCACAGTCACAATGTTTGACAGCTTGTGAGTTGCCGACACGCCCGTACACCGAAATCCACGGCAAGAAAAATACATCTGAAGCATCGCTTGAACCCCAAACATCCTTCGGTCCATTTGATTCTCAAAGGCAACGACATCCGCTCCCTTCCACGAAGTCCGAGCATCCAAACTCTTGATGATCGCAGGTGCCAAATCTAAGACAGATCCTTGAATCGCCGAAGAGACACACTTCTTCCATGTATTCTGTTTGTGGTGATTGTAAAGCAACTTCGCTAAATCTGTTTTTTTAGTTGCAGTCGTTTCCAATCCTTCTTCTTCAATTCGTTCATGAAGTTGATTGGGAGTCATCTTATTGATTTCAGTTTTAGTCATGGGTTTCTTCTTGCGAGGACAATGCTTTGCACAACTGAACAAACCATTACTTGCGTGTTCATAGCGTGCTGCCGAAGAGCATTTATGACATCTAGGAGCGCCGACACCTGCCTGTTCTCCTAGTACATCAATGATATTCCAATCTACAATCGTTACATCGGTGCGAGATGTGCCTTCAAGGACGCAAAATGCAAGGTTTCTAATTCCTACGTCAAATGAAACTACTTTCATTGTTTACTTTAAGCGGTTGCCTTTAAAAGAGAAATCAAAACGTTCTTAGAATCTCCCTTTCCAAATGGAATTCCACGTGTGGTTAAGAGTTCTTGAAGTTCCTTCTTAGTCTTGGATTCAAGTCCATCTGTATCCAGTGCTTCTGGGGGTCCAGAAACTACATCTTGTGTTACAGAGACTCGGTCATCTTCCTCTTCCTCTTCCACCTTCTGAACTGTTTCAGTGGGTTCTGGAATCGTAGCAAGTTCAATCTGAGGTTGAGGAATGGATGCCATCAATGTCTGGTTTAGATCACTAATAACAAGGGCAATTGCGTTCATGTTCTGGAACATACGTGTTTGTTGCCAGTAGATCCAACCAACCATACAGGCGAGGACGAGAACCATTGAAGCAAGTAGTGCGATCGATGCATGAAGAAACTCCATTTATACGAAGGCGGGGAAAGGTTGTGGCTCCTTAAACGAAGTCATCCTCTTCTAATTGTTGTAATTGACGACGAGGACATACAAAGTTTCCAATTAAGACTCCTACTGTACAAGTAAAAAGTGTTACAAAAATTGAAACAGCTAGTATAACATCTTCATCCATTCAGTTTATATCGTAGTCTTAAAGTAAATGGGTCATAAAATTAGAAAATTACGTGGAGGTGAAATGGGATTAGTTGAGAGTGCTGCGTTAGTAGGTACAGGAGCCTACCTTGCTCGTCAAAATCCCAATGCAGATGTTGTGGGAGTTGTTGGAACTGCTGCAAGGTATTTTGGATACTTTCTTCTAGGATTGTTTCTTTTTTTCCTTGTGTTTTTCATTCTTGTCATGATCTTTGCAAAACCCTCTCAACCACCTCCAGAGAATACAACAAACTCAGCATCTGGAAAGTAATCTTGTCTTTTCATAAATGGCACCAAAGAAAGGAGGAGCATTTATTGAAACGATGGTTGCATCTGGAATCGGTGCCTACGCTGCGAAGAATTCTTCGTCAATGAAGGGACTTTTGTGGACACTTCTCAAGTATGTCGTGGTCATCGTGGTGATTTCATTCGTCTTGTTCTTCGTCTTGAAGATGATGTCCACTGAGAATTTTGTTCCAATCACACCTTCGGATAAAGGAGATAAGAAGGTAGAAACACCTGCTGGAAATGTCATTCTCCATTAATAACAGTTCTTGTAAGGACGGCATGAAGCCTTTTGTGTGAATCCCATACGTCTACACGGTGTCTTTTTACAATACTTCTTAGACATCAACCTACGAGTCTTACGTCTACCTCCACTAGGATTTTCAGTCACAATTTCAGAAGCAAACTTTTCAAATTTCTTTTTCAACTCTAACGCTTCTGGTTTGAATTTGGCATATCTAGAATCTTGTTCAGTAATGTCTAGAATCTCATTAATTGCAGATTCAATCTTACCAATCGTTTCTAGTTTTACCTTTCCAAGTTTGGATAACTTAGTATCAAGATTCTTTATATTATCTTCCATTACTACTACTCTAGAAATCTTCGTCTAACCGAAGTTCTCCAGAGGACTGAACGCGTGAATACTCTGACACCTTCTTTTCAAAGAAGTTGGTTTTGCCTTCCAAACTAATCAAATCCATAAAATCAAACGGATTGTGTGTTCCATAAATCTTCTTACCACCTAACTGGACTGCAAGACGATCAGCAACAAACTCAATATAATCAGACATCATTTTTGAGTTCATTCCAATCAATGCACAAGGAAGAGACTCGCAAATGAACTCCTTTTCAAGAACAACAGCACTTGTAATGATCGATCGAATCTCTTCGACATCTGGTTTATTGGGAAGTGTATGGAACAATGCTACAGCAAACTGAGTGTGAAGTCCTTCATCGCGAGAAATCAACTCATTGCTGAAAGTCAATCCTGGCATAAGTCCACGCTTCTTCAACCAGAAAATCGCACAGAACGCGCCTGAGAAGAAGATCCCTTCCACACACGCAAACGCTGCTAATCGAGTTCCAAAACTCTTGTTCGCATTCATCCACTCCAGTGCCCAGTCTGCCTTCTCCTTAATGCAAGGAATGGTCTCAATTGCGTTGAATAACTTTGCCTTCTCCTCTTCGTTCTTGACGTAGGTATCAATCAGTAAAGAATAGGTCTCTGAATGAATACCTTCCATCGCATTTTGGAACGAATAAAAGAGTTTGACAACTTGCGAATCCACCTCGCCCTGAAATCGTCGCACAAGATTCTCCATGACAATTCCATCGGATCCTGCAAAGAATGCTAAGATATGTGTAACAAAATGCTTCTCATCTGCTGTCAACTTTGCCCAATCTGAATGGTCCTTTGAAAAATCAATCTCCTCAGGGGTCCAAAATACAGCGACACTTTGCTTATACATCTTATACAGGTGCTGCTCTGACGACTGGATAGGAAAAAGTGTATACGACATCTGTATATATATGGGAGAAAACACTTAAACCTTTGTCTTGCTACAAGACAATGAGTACTATCAATGTACAGAACTTATTGTCTAACGTCTTTCACCCAACCTATGTCTATGACACTGTAAACCGTGTGTTTAAAACCAACCTAGAACTTATCAATGTTGATACTATCTCAGCAAATAAGGTCTCATCCTTCTTTGCATCCATCGGGGATTCACAGTGTAACGTATATGTAGGAATCGGTTCGGGGAATGCATATTCAACTATGGTATCAAGTAGTAACTCGAACACAACTTTTGTAGGTCCAGGAGCAGGTAATACAACTTCAAATGTAAGAAATAGTGTATTTATTGGATACAACGCAGGTCAGAATTCAACCGGAGGAAGTTCAAATACTATTGCGATTGGAACAAGTACAGATGGAGATGGAACAAAAAACATCTACATTGGTGCAAATACAGGTGTATCCAATTCAATTGGATCTAACAACATCTTCATTGGACATGATATCACAGTCACGAATTTCACAAATAATACCAATCAATTCTTACTTGGACCCTTGGTTAAAACAGGTGGATATACCTCGAATTTAGATTCAAATTATTTGTTAGGAGGAAGTCTGACTAATAACTGTCTTGGAATCAACTTATCGAATCCAACCTATACACTCGATGTCAATGGATACGCTCGTATTGGAACCAATCAAATAGGAGGTCTTGGAATCAATACAAATCCACTCGACTATACACTGAATGTGAACGGAGATATGCGAGTTTCTGATGGTTATGGAACCATGACCTTTACACATGATTCAAATAGCAATTCAGTCACTACAATTACTCCTGCACTTTCAACTAAGACTGCGACTCTTCAAGTGAACGATGGGTTCTTTTCAGTGAGTGGAACTACTGGAACTGTAGGTGCTGGTTCAACATCCAATATTGGTGTATGGAAAAAAGGAATAACAATGATTTCAGTACAAGATATTTCAAATTATTCAAACTTTGGATCCAGACTTGCAATGGTTACTTTAAGCAATACTACTTATATAGTCACCTCTATGTCATCAATTAATTCAAATTTAACTATTTCAAATGATAGTACTAGTAACATTATTCTTTCAAATAGCGGAGGTGTAGGTCGTAGTTATACCTATTCCATTACGTACTTTCCATTACCTTAAGTTTTTCAACAATTTTGCGAATAGACACAGACGATACCCCTGACGCTTCAGAGACTCGTGTGATTTGTCCACCTAGAATCGATGAAACCACGCCTGCTACAATCGTCTTAGGAGTATGTTCCATTTCAGGGAGTGTATGGAGTTTCAATACAATTGCGTCACGATCTGTATCGGATAAGTCCATGTCTGAACAAATACGTTCTGCTATACCTAGTTGAGTATTTAAGACATTTGAACCATCATTTGTAAATCGCATCAGTGCTTTGCAAAGTGCACGAATGGATACGTGGAACAGATTTGCTACTTCTTCATGGGTTCGTGTTGCATCATGTTGACGACAGACTGTAAAGATTGCTGCTGCCATGAGAGCACGGCGTGTTTCTCCACGTGTCTTTTGAGCATCTTCTACTTGTTTGAACAGTGCGCATCCATCCAGAATAATTGCTTTAGGAAGTCCAGCACGTAACGCAGAGGATTGAATCGCATCAAAGATACCCATCCATGATCTCTCTCCGTGATTTGAGAATGACCATGATGACAGTTTTGCAATAGTTTTTCCTTCTTCAGATTGTTGTCCTCCTCGTCTCCTCATCATCATGGATCCGTAAGAGGAATCAGGAAGGAGTTCGCTCGTGATCGTCCCTGTTCTGGAAGGGTCGTCTTCAGTATTGCCGTAGACTCTCCATTCGGCTCCTTCATCAATACATGCTCCCAGAATCGTCCCACAGCACTTGCACACGCGTTCACCGTCATCCACAACCACCTCATGCTCGCAGTTCATATACCTCTCTTTCGTTAGAACTTACACTGTCCATTTTATCTCATAGTACCTAAGGTTGAAGGATCGTAGACTTGTGGTCGATAATTGGTTAACAAAGGTGGGCGATGTTGAGACAACTTACCACCTGCTGTCTTCATCCATGAAATCAATAAATATTTATCATCAATGACCCACACCATGTATCCACCTTGTGAAAGGGTATTCATGATGTATTCACGCGCTTCTGACATTTGGAACAGAGGATATCCAAATACATACGCCGGAATTTCAAAGACAATGTAGGGGGCATTCGGTGAATGGGTTGCTTGTTTACGGATTTGTCCGTAGAGTTGTGAAAGCACAGGTCTCATGGCTCGCATGCGTTTTTCTTTTCTATCTTCTTGCTCTTCCCATACTTCACGCGCTTTAAGCATACTTACCTTCTCTATACAAGAATGTTTCGCTCAATTGCCCTCGGTGGTGGAGGAGTCCGTGGAGGTCTCATGATTGGCGGTTTGTCTGTCTTAGAAAAATATCAACCTCTTGAGTTTCCAGACGGTATTTACGGATGTTCAGCAGGCGCTCTTCTTGCTACAGCACTTGCCTATAAAATCCCTCTTTCTGCAATTCAACATATGTTTGAAACTGAATTCAATTTATCCACGATTCTTCCATCCATTAACTTGACATCCATTTCAAGTTTCACTCAAGAGAAAGGGTTATTCTCGATGGATGCCTTCACAAATACAGTTCTCAAAGCATTTGATAGTCAAGGAATTGACCTACGAAATGCTGTGATTGGAGACAGTCCACAAAAACTCTTTATTTTGGCTTCTAATTTGACTACACGACGAAGTACATGGTTAACGGGTTCCGTTCCAATCTTGGATGCTCTACGCTGTTCATCGTGTCTTCCTTTTATCTTTCATCCTCAACTCTTGTATAACAATCTTTACATCGACGGTGGATTTCACACACACGCAATGCATGAAGTAGTTCCAGCAGACTGCCTTGTGTTTCACATTAGTCGTTCTGAACTCGCAATTCCTCCAGAACGATTGAAGAAAATGACACTTGGAGAATACTCAGCAACATTGTATGAATCGTTTCGTTCCAAACCATTACGAGACAATGTAGTCTGTTTCAAGAATGATACGATCTCACTCATGCAAGAATTAACACCTGAACAGAAGAAACTACTCTTTACTCAAGGAGTTGAACAGGCTTCACGCTTCTTTTCCAAACGTTTCCCTGAGAAACTGAGTTAGTCCTTCTTGTGTAGGAACCCCTGAATAGGTATACAAATCGGTTGAGGTTTCAAGTTTGATGGTCGGGTATGCGTCTACTTGGTAGAGATCAGTTGTTGAGCGATCCTTGTCCGCATTCACACGAATAAATGAAACCGTTGTGTTTCCGAACGTAGTAGGTCCTGCTTCTAATTTCTCCCATTCTGGCATTGCTTTTTGACAATGTCCACACCAGTCTGTGTGAAAGAAGTAAAGATTTGCCTTATCTTTTGGAACTTGACGTTTAGGTTTCAAGACAGGTTTCCACAAACGCCATAACACGTAGAGTAAAAGAGTAAACGCGAGAACTGTGATGAGGGTCTGCATTACTTGAGAACACGAGAAATTCTACGTTGCGTTTCAAACCAACGACGATAGGCTTCTTGTGGAGTAACACCCTCTTTAATTTGGATCCACGCAACATCGGTAGTCATACGTTCAGGTTCAAAGGGACGAGAATGAATCTGAATCCAGTTTCCGTTATACCTCACAAGAAAAACGGACGTTGATTCCATTATTTTCTTTAAGGCAGGTAATTGGTAAATGGAAGTCATCCTCCGGGGGATTGTAGCAGTAGGTGCTAATTATATAGTTCACTATGGTGCTGCTAGGATTTATGATGCATTTTGTGTTCCGCATAATTTATCTGAAGTAGTCCGTACACTCTTTACAACCTCAAGTCCAATTTGTGTGGTTTCTTTGGGAACGATGCAGATGACGCAGAATAACTATGGAACGCTATTGACGACTACACTTGCATCACATTTAGTTCAGGCATTGAAAGTTTAAACACGTGGGAATCCAACTAGGTTGGCACCGATACCGAAACCGGCACCTGTGCGAGCAGACGCTCCAACGCTAGGGGCATAAATATCTAGGATTGCGAAGGTGGCAGTGGCAACGAGGGCAATCATTGCAACTTCAGCAACCTTGAGGGTCTTTCCAGGGAGAACGAACGCGGCAATTGCAACTGCAGTTCCTTCAAGGAGATATTTTATCAATCTTGTAATCAAATCCGCAATATCAACTCCGGCAGAGGGTGTGGGCTTGGGCTTAGAATCCATTTGTTTGGTTCTTAGTCAGGAAGAATTTTTATGAGATTAGCTTGTGAACTTTTTCATATTGAACCAAATAAATAAGGGTTCGTGAGACATTAAATATCTCAGCCAACTTGACTTGAGAAAAGCGATTAGGGTTCTCTCTAATAATTTTTACATCTGTTTCACTTAACTTGAGTCTTGGTTGAGATGCTCTGTTTTTAGAATTTGATTCCACAGACATAACCCGTCCAACGCACCATTTATTTCCAATCGCTGATGTTGATATTTTCTGTCTCGTTTCATCACTTAAAGACTTACCTTTCTGAGCGTCACTCATTCTCTGTTTTGTTTCCTGTTTTGTCGCATAAGTATATGGGCGACCACGTCCACATAATGTTTGGTTATATCCACCCTGCCATACATATGATTCATACTGTTCTGCATAATAACATTCCATATTATCTATGGACTCGATTGGAACTATACATAGAGTTTCAACATTAAACGCATCTTCGCCATATTTATTAATTGCGTATCCTAACATTGTTCGTGCTTCATTTCTTTTTGCCTTATATACATGTTGTTTCCACCTTTTCATTGGATCATGTAACGTTTTTCCAATATAAGACTTACCGTTCTCTCTGCAAAATATTCTATAAATATAACCCATATTGGCTTATAATATAAAGCTAAATTAGTTTAAATGATTATATATTTTAGACTGAACCTCCATAATATGTTTTATATGAAACGACTGTAACACCTACAACCCAAACTGCCCACCAAGGAACGTAAAGTGAGATATACTGGAGAATCAAGAAGAAAAGAATAGCATGGACGGCTGCTGCGGTCATAATGCTTGCACCAGGAGGCAACGTAATTAAGAATCCAGGAACGAGAAGGAAGAACAAATATGCGGTCGTGAAGATATCATACATTTATATTCTATTGCGTTAAAATAATGGAGAATGAATGGATGAATATGTTTGTTGTTGGCCCAGCGCCAAACCATGCTGTATTCATGAAGCCTGAATATAGGGAACCTGTAAAGACTAAACTAGAACAATATTATCCTGAACTATTTCCTAATCTTGAAATTCTAGTCAAAAAAGATAAGGGAACACTATTCAAAAGTGATAAAACACTTATACATTTTGAAAATCATATTCATGATGGTAAAGATATTGATCTAGAGTTTTATCATTGGTTTCCTGAAAAGGGTAAATGGATGCACTATTACGAGGTTCTTCAGGAGACAGGAGAGGAGAGATACTATTCAGGAGATCCTATTGAAATAGATGTTATAGCTGTTTTAATTGATGTGTATGAATCAAAAAAAGTTCCAGAATCATTAGAGACTTTAACTCTAAAACGTTCAGAGATTGGATGGAATGATCCAATCACTTTTGATCCTATTCGTTCAGGTGATGAAATCATACGAATCAATAAGGACAATCGGTTCATCTTTCAAAAGAAAGCCCTTGAAAGATCATGGCTTGGAAAAGAAAAGAAAAATCCATTAACAAATCAAACTCCTCAGCAAATAGAGAAGTTTACCGCAAACGTCACTGAAGATGCAGGTGCTGAACCAATGAGTGGAGGTCGTAGAAAGCGTCGTCGCAAAACACTGCGGAGAAAGAACTTAAGGTCAAGTCGCAAGAATAAGTAAATGCCCCTGACAGAACTTCCAAAGGCAGATGAGAATGGTCCAATTGATTACTTGGACGAAGACCCAGAGATTCCTACACAGAAATATTGCGTTGTCTCCTTCATCAGTCCTGAGAAGGTGATTAAGCAGAAACAGGAGTTTATGTTTGAAAAGTTCATAGAGTGGATGGATTACGAGTGGAAGGTCAAGGGACTTGAAAACTTCATGGCCTTTTTGTCCAAGAAGTATTCCGTCAAGATTGATGATCTTTTGAAGGATGCTCAGGAGTATGTGAATGTGCGTAAGGAAGAGGTTAAGAAGACTGATATCCACGAGCAATACCAAATCTTTTTGCTCAAGAACGAGAAGGATCTTCAGGAGATGTATGATAACAAGGTTGAGTTCAGGACCAACATGCGTGGTGTTAAGGTTCGTCGTTCATTTGCAACCGTCGAGGAAACTCAGATGTTTGCAAAGGTGCTTCAGCGTCGTTATCCAAAGGACAACTTGTATATCGGTAAGGTTGGCGCTTGGTTGCCTTGGGATCCATCGGAACATTTGATGCCTGAGGTTGAGTATGCTGAGAAGGAGTTGAATGAGTTGATGAGAAAATACAAGGAGAACGAGTCCAATAAGGAGATGTTCTTTGCTGAGCAACGTGAGGAATCCATTCGTAAGCAAAAGGAGGAGAATGAACAACGAAAGAAGCAGAACGCATTAGAGAAGAAGACACTAGAGGATGGTCTAGCAGATGCTTCTAAACCAATTCACCCAAGCGAAGGTGCATTGAGGGATTAATGACGACGACTCTTAGATCGTGATTTCTTACCACCACGACGACGTGTCTTACGACGTCCACCAATCTTGGTATTAACAAGACCAGCAACAAGTGCGTCAACATCAAAGTCATCATCCACAATTCCTTGAGATTGTGATTCTTCTTGTTTGAGTTCAGTTGCAACGGGTGCTTTAGCT